CATTACCATTTAAACCACAACTATAAATTGTACCATCTGTCATTAATACGATAGTATGACTAGATCCACAATAAACTGATGTAGCTGTTTTTCCACTAGGTATAGAAGTCATTGGTGTTAGAGTAGAAGTATTTGTTGAAGTACCATTTCCAAGTTGACCATTACCATTTAAACCACACCCATAAATTGTACCATCTGTCATTAATACGATAGTATGATTCTGTCCACAAGAAATTGATGTAGCTGTTTTTCCACTAGGCATAGAATTCATTCGTATTAGTGTATATTGTGCATCAGTATTAGAATTTCCAAGTTGACCATTAGTATTAGAACCACAACCATAAATTGTACCATCTGTCATTAATACGATAGTATGATCAGTTCCACAAGAAATTGATTTAGCTGTTTTTCCACTTTTGTTTATCATGATGTTTAAGATTGTGGTATTTAATAATAGACCATCACCACAAGTAGCAAGAATACCAGAACTCGTTATTATAAATGTAGAAATATTATTTGATGCTCCTCCCAATAAATATTTGTAATACTCAATATTTTTCTTAAAATAAATAAATTCTATATCTTCGCTCGTCGATTCTAATACCCAATCTCCGCCATATTGGATATTTCCAGTATTATTATTTGATGCTCCTATTACTGCCTCTGTACTCGTATCTAAAACATTATAAAAATTCGACCAAGTAGGATCTAATAAAGTTCCACAAGCTAGAAAATCAATATTTTTAATTTGAAACTCTTTTATAATATCTATCAAAAACTGTGTATTTTCATTGATCCCCCCTTCGGAATCCGATTCAAATAATGGTTGATTATTTAAGAAGATATAATTCGCCCCCTTTTTTTCAAATACGATTCCCAAACGTTCGATTTCAGGATAATTTCGTAAAAATTCTAATAACTCATCTCTCGAAGAATCTTGAGAATAAAGAAATGGTATAGTAGATTCATTACAAGATTCTATAAATACTGAGGAATCTCTTACATTGGAATCTACCAATAAAATATTTACCATGATGAAATATATGTATATAATATCTTAACGATTCTTACGAATAATATTGATTTTAATATTTGCGTTAAAAAAAGATTCTATAAAATAAAAAATATACAATAATATATATATAATATGGCAGGTCGTGTTTTAAAAAACGTTCCAAAAGTAGTTAGAAATGTTAATCCACTAATTAAAACAACTGTTACTCCACCACTAATTAAAACAACTGTTAATCCACTAATTGGAAGTATGGCTCAAGGATTTAGAAATGTGGCTCCAGGATTTAGAAATTTAGTTGGAAGTATAAGTAGAAGTGTAACTAAACCAAACGTTGATCTTTTAAGATCTAACTTGAATCGTGCATACACGGAAACTTCTAAATATCTAAATTCTAAACTTTCTCCTTTGTCAGAAGGATCAAAAGTAAAAACAATGATAGATTTATTCGTAAAGGGTCCATTCGGTGCTCTTGAATCAAATGGTGCGACAATAACCAAATATTTAACAGACAATCAAGTATTTCCTCAGACAATTATAACAAACATAGGTACTATAGCCAATGCATTGCGATGGATTACTACTTTAACGGGTTTATATAGCCTCTATAAAGGACAACAATATAACGAAGAAGATATTCAAAATAAAATAGAAGAGCTTAACCGTGATTGTCCAGAAGGAATAGGCATTCAAATTGATAAAAATATTTTAGATAATTTAGATTTAAAAAATGAAAAAACAAAAATATATAAATTCGTGAACGATGAAATAGACGAGATTTCAAAACTTGACATTTCAGACATTCACATAATAAATATATTATTAAAAATAATAGAAGAAAAAAATGAATTTATTAAAGTACTAAAAGTAGAATTATGTAAGTGTGATCGTGGCAATAGTCATTGTATTGGTAGTAATAGTCAAGAAATCGACTTTGATAGACCCATAGAAGAAATCGACGGGGGGTATTTCTCAAAAACAATAAAAAAGCGGAAAAGAAGAACAAAGAGAACGCGTAGAAAATCTCTCAAAAAATTATTCTGAAAATATAAATATGTTTTCAAATTTATTTGAATCTTTATCTTCATCGAATGCTATAGATATATCATCAACTAATATTTCAGAACCTATAAAATCACGCGAATCCGTATTTAAATTACCAATCGCATATTTAAAAGAAAATGTATTCCCATTAAATTCAGTTGTTTCCGAAGATTTAGAACTACTTAGTAAATCAATACCGACTACTATAGAAGATATCTCAGATAATACTCTCGAAAAACAGAGAGAAACTGAGAAATCAGTAAGTGCCTCTCGTGGGATGTACGAATATCTCTTAAATCCACAACATCAATTTGCTTTAGAAACAATCCCTCTATGGAACGAACAATATACGACTGATATTTCTTTCCTTCAACAGAGTCAACAGATTATCCAAGATATATCTTCATATAAACTGGAGATGGGAAAGAAGCAATATCGTATTTCTTGCGATAACCTTTTAGAAATATGGAGCGCCTGTCGAGAAGATACTTTTTTCTTAGAGAAATATTCGTATATTGAATGGGACTATGTCAAACATTTAAATACGAATCCGTTATTTCTTCAATCAATTTCTCTCGCAAATATCGCTTCGCCAATATTTAGCTTCTTATTACCGATAATGTTTTTAATCCTACCATTTATTATTTTAAAATTCCAAAATATTCCTATTGATATAGATACCTATATAACCGTTTTACAAGATATCGCGAAACACCATTTTATAGGAAAGGCGATCGGAAGTATGAATTCTCTCGATTTCCAGAATATCGCTTATTTACTATTTATGGGAACATTCTATGTTTATTCGATTTATCAAAATGTCGTTATGTGTATGCGATTCTACCGTAATATGGAGCAGATTAATCGCCATCTATACGAATTACAATTTTATCTAGATTATTCTCTCCATAGTATTCGTACTTTTTCTACAATTATTGAACCATATAATAAATATTCAGATTTTAACGACCATTTACGTAGTAAATTTAACGTATTACTAGATTTAAGAAAGGAAATTGGAATTATAAAACCATTTACACCTTCAATATGGAAAGTCATGGAATTAGGCGAATTATTACGCTGCTACTATATATTATATTCTCGCGACGATTTCGCGGAGGCACTTCAATACTCTTTCGGATTCGAGGGATATATCAACAATTTATTAGGACTATATGAAAATCGTATATTAAATCGAATTTCAGATATTGGATTCGATTCCTCTGGAGTAACTGTATTTGAAAATCAATATTACGCAGCGCATCTTGGAGGAGATTATGTTGTTAATTCGTGCGATTTCTCTCAAAATTTGGTGATTACTGGTCCGAATGCTTCTGGAAAAACGACATTCTTAAAAACGTGTTTAATGAACGTCATTTTCTCTCAACAAATTGGCTGTGGATTTTATTCTGGAGGAAATTTAAATCCATATACGCATATTCATTCGTATTTAAATATCCCAGATACTTCTGCGCGAGATAGTCTATTTCAAGCAGAGTCTAGACGATGTAAAGAAATTATCGACTCGATCGAATCTTCAACTAATGAGGAGAGGCATTTATGTACATTTGATGAATTATATTCAGGAACGAATCCAGAGGAGGCGACACAGTCCGCGTTTGCATTTTTAACTTACTTGGGAAAACGACCAAATATTGATTTTATATTAACCACTCATTATATTGGAGTGTGTGAGAGAATTGAGTTATTAGAAGAAGTCGGTCGAATCGCGAATTACCAGATGGAGGCATTAGTTGAAAAAGATGATATTAAATATACGTATAAACTTACTTCTGGAATCTCAAGTATAAAAGGAGCAATGAAAGTATTGCGAGATATGGAATATCCCGACGAGATTTTAGATAATATCGGCGAAAGCTAATGGATAAATAATATTTATTTAATGATAAATATTATATTTATACCAGTTACAGATTTGAATCTCTACATGATTTTGGTGATAACTTAATCAATTGTTTAGCTTAGTTTCTTTGACGCATCTCCATAATTAACACTGGCTTTATTCGTATAACTATATCTATTTGACTTTGCGGTATCTAACATACTCCAGTAATAATCTGTATTAGTAAAATTACCGTAAGTATTACCAAGTGTTAATTTTCTATAAGTTGCAGTAGTTTCAATGGTCATTCTATTAAAAAGTGGATCATCCATTGTTAGGTCATCGAAACTAGAAGTTACTTTTACAGAAAAGGAAATATCTGATGCAAAAAAGATTGAGCTTCCAGCTTTTGCTAAAGTGTATTCAAGCATCGTATTTTTAACACCGTTATTTATTACAAATGTTGCTGTTTCACGTACCATCTGAATATTACTAACATCTCCGTAACTGATTCCTACAGATTCATTTTTAAAATTTACAATACCAACACGATTTACACACGAACTATTATCATATAGAGGAACCGAAATATAACTTATCCATTGAACTCCACTTGCATCCGCCGACCCTTGTTGTAAATGTACGACATTGTCTTGAATTTTCGAGTTTAATGTAGTTTTGACATTATAGACATTTCCAGATAAATCGTCGACTTTATTTCCGATAGTTGTTATAGAACTATCTACATATGTTTTATCTGCTTTTGTGGTAAGTGTAGTTGCAATATTCGTTGTTGTAACGAACGTTCCAGTAGTTGGTAATGCTGTTCCATTTAATGTTAAAGAAGGAGTAGAAATAGATCCGAGAACAACTACAGTTTCAGTCGCTCTTCCTAAAACAACCTGATTTGATGCTGTGATTTTAGCACCAAAACCAACTGCTGTACTATTAGAATAATTCGTACCTGTGGCATTTAGATCGGTTTCTGCACCTAAAAATGTATTATTGAAATTATAAGAACTACTAGTAGGATAACCATTATTATATCCAGTATTAAAACCAATTGCAGTATTATTACCGTAATAGTCTCTTATTCTTGCTAAACTGTTTCTTCCAACCGCTGTATTACATGAAGAATCATAATTAGAACCTAAAGAAAAATGACCAACTGCTGTATTATTACATGCTTTGGTTGTAGGAAAATTATTGCAGTTAGCATCATATAAACTTTTATAACCCACTGCTGTATTATAATTTCCACAACCTGTCT